TCTTCAACCTCTGAGCAAGATTCAAATAATTAACCATTTTCGTTACCTCCGTTTTCTAAGATTTAACGGAGGGATATTTCACCCTCCGGTTAATTGTTTATCAACGGCTTTCGAGAGTGATAAAGGGGCTGACAGTTGTCGTTCCATCCTGGCAGGTCAAAGCCTGCGCCCAAATCGGCTGCCCGTCGAATCGATAGACCATCCTCCAAGTCCCTTCATCATAGATGAATCGAACATGGGGGGAGAATGCCTGTTTTGGGCTTCCCTTGTCGATTGCCGCATACTGAGAGAAATCGCAGAACATAAGGTCTCCCTCGGTTCCGGCCAGACTCGCTGCCTCAATCGGAAATGCTGGACGGCCAAGAAGTGTTCCATAGGGCGCTCCGGCCAATCCGGTCGGGGGCATGTAAAGAGGAATGGTTGGAATTCCCGGCATCGTCATAAACATCATGTAAGGAAATAACGATTGAGAATAGAGCCAAATACTGTTTTTTATACCATAGGCCCACATCCGGGAATACATTTTCACAACATTCTCTGCCAAGAGAAGATCGGGAGCAATCTGGCCTGTCTCTTTGCTCACAGCAATTTTACAGCCAGAGTTGAGGATGCCGAGTGGCTGCCCGGCGCCCGATCCGCTGATTAAAACCGTCCCCATTTGTTTGTCGAGACCTTCTGTAAATCCTTTTTCAAGAATCGTAGAGAGAATGGAGACATCTTCAGAAAGCTCGTCGGTGCTGTAGCAAAGACCAGCAATCTTCTTTAGTTTAAGTAAAATCTTTTTGAATTTTGGCTGAGAAGCTTGTTTTTCAGCTCCTTCTTCCAACCAATAGAACACGATTCCACCCCAAATGCTTCCGCTTCTTGTTATCTCATTGACCATTGGAAGCTCAATAGAGTTAGAGTTGGTGGTTAAGGTGAATTTGGAGATACGAGGAAGGATCGGATTTAATTCGTAGACTTTATCAATCAGACCCAGGCTAAAGTCTGTCTGGACGAGAAATCCGGCATCTGTCGGCACTCCTTCACTCAATCCTGCGGCACGAAGCTGATCTTCCAGCCAACCCATCCTTGGATCTTTGGTTCCGCTTGATCTAAAATTCTGACAGGCCAAAAACTGTTCTCCAATGGAGGAAAAGCGTTTTTCTTTTGGTGGTATCATCTCACCAAATCTTTTCATCTTTTCATCGCCTTCATCGAGCTGGGTCCTGATGGTGCGGCTATTTCCATCCCTGCTGATTTCCCCCCGAAGCTCCGCTTCTCTTTTTTCAAGCTCCAATTCTTTTCGGAGAGCCTTAACTTCGTCGATAAGGGCGCTGGCCCTGGTCATTTCTTCGTCGGTTGGACGTCTGTTTTCTGCCGTGGGCTTGCTTTTAAGGGTATCAAGCTCGCCCATACGGGCATTAATAGCTTTCATTAATTCTTCGATTCGGTTCATTTCTATTACCTCCAATCTTTTTTTTAGGTTAACTCTTTTTTGAGAGATTCGAATTCACTTATTAAATTATTAAATCTCTCGGCTCTTTCCGACTCCCTCTCTGCGATTTTTTCAGGAGGAGTATAATCAAGAATAATATTTCCATCCACCACTACAAGCTCCCCACTTCTTGCGTAAACGCTGGTCGATTCATAGACGGGATAGGTGACAACGCTTATTTCATAAAGCGTTGCATCGCGAACATTCCGAACAATCTCTTTTCCCTCCCGGGTCCATGAAGGTTCAACATTATCCTTAAAAGAGAAGCTCATGTTGGAAATATCCCCCCTCTTGATTGAGGGGATAAGGTCTTTGGCCCATTGAGCATCTGGGATATCATTTTCAAACTGGACACCATTCTGATCTTCTTTCAATCTCAATGTCCCTCTCGATGTGCGACCAAAAACATATTTCAACTCGTGATTCCAAAGCATAAATACATCATTTTGACTATCCAAAGAGCGTTTAAAAGCGCCCGGAAGAATCCGTTCTCTTATTCCAGACAATCCCGGAATAGGATTAACGCTCAGAGCATTATAGGGGATGGCTGTTCCACTTAGACGGGCCAATTTGTTTTCAATTGAAAGACGAATATTTCCGTCTCCGGCTCGTTTCTCCATCCCTGAGCGTTTCTTATGCTCATCGACCCATTTCTCTGCCTCCTCCACGCTCCATTTTTCCTTATCAAAAATATAACTTTGCACCACCATGACTCCGTCTTGGTCGCTTTTCAGCTTCCCCACAATAGCTTTAATTCCTTTTTCCTCGGAAATATCGATGGTACGAAATGAATCATCGACGAAGAGAGAAGGATCTTTTTGACGAAGCCTTATGCTTTCTTCTGTCACGTCAGGATTTGGCATTTTATGTTTCTCCTTATTATTGTCTTAATTCTCTATCAATTATTTCTTTTGCCAACTGCTGTTGTTTTTGCTGGTCACGGAATTTTTTCATTACATCTTCGCAGATCCTTCTCGCATTATGAAAAACAACATTGCAGGAGCTGCAGGCATCCACCTTGATGGCGAATTGAGGGGTTGCTCCAATGGTACATGGTTTAAAATCCTGATTTTTTCTGTTTTTCCCACACAGGGGACAAAACTTTGAGTCTGGATTTACTTCTATCTCATTACCTTTTACTTCAATTTTGGTCTCTTCTATCATGTTTCTCCTTGCGGTTGAGTTTGAGATTGCTTGGCTAACATCTTCTTAATAAGCTTCTCGGTCTCTTTGTCCTTCCCGTTTGTTCCCTCTGGGGCTCCGATTTGTTGCATATTCATGGGGGTAATTCGTTCATCCCCACCTTCCACTCGCTCCATGTTTTCAAGATCCAGGATATCATTTACACTTAACCAACCCCACTGTCTACCGGCAGAGTAGTAAGCGGTACGTGTCTCTGTGTCCCCTCTAAGTAATCCCTCAACTCGATGTTCGACGGTGATATTGTCCTCCAAAATAAGTTTATTTTGTATCGCTTGCTCTATACGAACGAGCCAAGGTCGGATGGTGTAGATGACAAACTCAAGAGATTGCTGTTCGATGTTATTGTTGGTGGATCGGCGAAGATCATAGATCATATGGGGCGGAATATTAAACCATCTTGCCACCTCTTCAACCTGAAACCCTCTCGATTCGATAAATTGAGCGTCTTTGGCGTTCATTGAGATGGGATTGAATTTCATCCCCTGACCAATAACCCCAATCAACTGACTTCTCGAAACCCCACCATATTCTACATACCAATCTTTCTGAATTTCCCTCCTTGCCTCTTTATCAAGGATGCCAGGAACCTCAACAAATCCTGCTGGAGTGGCATTGTTGCTGAAAAACCGACCCGAATACTCCTCGTAGGCCAGTCCTGTCGCTATTCCCTCTCTTGCGAGTTGGATGACAGGTATTCCCATCAATCCATTGAATCCAAGCCCTGCGATATGAAGGATCTCCCAGGGAGGAAATTTTACTGTCTCGGCTCCAAGTTGATATTCATAAACGAGCATCGAATCCGGTTTGGGGCGTTTTACTTGCATTTTGGAGGGATCGAGCGGCCAAAGAGCCTGCGCTCTCCCGTTTCCATCTTGTTGAATGTGAGAGTAAGTGTTGCCCCAAAGAAGAATATGGAGCATCTCGGCCTCTCTCATTTGCATCGAAGTCATTTCGGGATTGGGACGATGATGGATGATGGGATAGAGATAATGGTCGGTATCTTTCTTCTTCCCCTTTGACCCTTCCCTATAAACATGACGAGGAAGAGAAGCAACCGTCTCACTAATTTTCCTCACCGCGGCAAAAACAGGGGAAAATTTAAGGGAAGAACGTTCGTTGATATTGATACCGGCAGCGGTGGGCATTCCTCCGCCACTCCCATACCACCAATCTGACCATTCATCCGGTCTTTCCATTTTCGATGCACGATATTGGTTGACCAATTCTGCACCCTCCCGTGCCGGGAGCGTCAAGAGAACCTGGATTAGATCGTTGAATTTATCTTCCATATCATTTCCTTTTTTATGCAAACGAATATAAAACCAAGTTCACCCGTTGACCACAATGAGGGCAAAAGGGCTTATTTTCCGTATTTCCTCCACACCTTTTACAAAGAATTACAGTCTTTTCTTTTTTCTCCGCCTCTCTCCCTTTGGCGATTTCCTCTCCGATTGAAGGAGAAGAAAGAATAGAGCTCGATTGATAAACAAATTTCTCGGGTTGGGGGTGACGCATAAATCTGTCATAAGCCATAATTGCGGCGGTAATGCCATCGATTCTTCCATTTGAATGCTTCTTGGATGGCATTACAAAGTTATTTCTATCGGTCAAAACCATCAATGAATCAATATGTGTCCGAAGGACAGGATTGCCTCCATGACGGATTTTCCCTGTCGTGATCTTATCGAAAAATTCTTTCATCGGAGGGGTATAAGTGGTAAAAAGCTGCTTAAATTGCACCATCACTAACCCCTCTTTCTCTAAATCAAGAGCCATCTGGGTAGCATTCATGGGATCGTAGGCAATTTCCGAGAAATTGAAATGCTTGCGAAGAGCGATAATGTCTGCCCTCACAATATCATAATCAATAAGCTTGCCTGGGATACCATTAATTAATCCCTTCTTGATCCATACATCATAAGGGAGATGATCAGTTTGAATTTTTTTCTCCAAATCCTCCAGGGGCATCCAAAAATAAGGCAATAAATCGATCGTTCCGTCCCCATCAAATGGGGCAAAAAGAAGAAGAAAGGCGGTGATGTCGGTGGTCCAGGAAAGGTCCAGCCCCCCCCAACACTGACGCGAAGAAAAAGTATCAAAAAGAAGAGGGATGGCACATTTATCCCAATCTATCATAGAAATAAATCTTGTCTCTTGGGAGGTCCATTGATTAAGTCTGAGACGACGAAAAACATTCTCTTTGGCCGGATTTTCTTTGGCTTTTTTATAATCTTCTTTTAGGTCTTCGATGGTGAAGATGTGATCGAGCGCAGGATTGGCGAGTTTCCAGTTTCCATCATCTTCCCAATTCATGTCATCGGGAACGGAATAAATAATCCCCAGGAAAGAAGGATCATTTTCGGGGTTGGCCATTGCCTTAAGCGCTCGTTGATGTACCTCAAAACAGATGGAATTACGATCCCATCCGGCAGTCGTCAAATAAATAAAAAGAGGTTGTGCGCGAGCTGCGCCCGAGCCCTCAGTAAGAACATCGAAGAGATCCCGGTTCTGTTGGGCATGCAATTCATCGAAGATAAGAGTAGAAATGTTGCGACCATGCTGGGTTCCACTGTCTTTACTAACCACTTCAAGATATCCGGACTCCTTAACATAAATGATTTTTTTCTGACTCTTTAAGACCTTAAGGCAATCAGAGAGCGCCTTTCTTTGGTTCACCATCCGCTCGGCGGCCTCAAAACATTTCTTGGCCTGCACTCGATCTTTTGCTGCGAGTAGGACCTCTGGAGCCCCTTCATTATCCGCGATAAGA